CGACTTGCTAACCACTAGCCTTGACATCAACAGCCTGGACCGATTCAACCAGGCTGCGGCAGAAATAACAGCGACAATTACGGATGCAGGATTTGCCATTGGTGATTTCTTTACCTAGTAATTTATCGGATATAGTAGCAAATACAATGAGTAATAAAGGTTAATTATGGCATTCAACAAGCCCTATCTGGGCACAAAATCCGCAGATTATAACGACAAGATTGACATCCCCATACCATCAGGGGTCTATAAAGGGGTTGTGAAAAACATTGACACCAATACACGCACTGGTCGATTGCAAGTGTATATTAGTAAATTCGGCGGCGCCGACCCAGACGATCCAAAAAATTGGCGATTGGTATCCTATGCTAGTCCATTTATGGGCACCACACGTGGCGCTACTTCTGGGTACACCAAAGCTGATCGCAGCGAAAATATTTTTTCCAAAACACAGCAGAGCTACGGCTTTTTTATGACACCCCCGGACATAGGCAGTGAAGTGTTATGCTGCTGGCTGGAGGGCATTAACGAGGGCTACTGGTTTGCTTCTATAAATTCGTCAATATCGCAGACCATGCTACCAGCCATTGGTGGTATAGACAAGACTAAAATTGATCCAATTAGTATGAAGGGGCTTGAATCAGTTCTTCGTGGCAATGTTTATCCAGTGGCCGAGGCAAATGAAAATATACCAGAGTTTTATGGTAAGTCTAGTGTTACTGATATACCAAAGCCATTGCATGTACCACAGACTATTATTTTAATCAGACAGGGGTTGGACAATGATCCGTTGCGTGGTCCCATAACTAGTAGCAGCCAGCGTGATCCTGTTAGTTCGGTTTTTGGATTTAGTAGTCCGGGCAGGCCCGACGGATCGCAGGATCCTGCCCAAAATCCCAATTTACAGAACAAGTTGTCCAGTGGCAATTTCAACAGCGCTGATTACAAAGTGACCACACGGGTCGGCGGCCATAGTTTTGTCATGGATGATGGTGATATCTACAATAAAAACAATCTAGTCAGATTGCGTACTGCGGCTGGGCATCAGATCATGCTTAATGATTCCGAGGGCTTTATTTACATTGCAAATAAAAATGGTACAGCTTGGGTTGAATTGACAGCCAAGGGAGAAATATTAATATATGGCCAAAATGATATGTCCATACGCACCAAGGGTGATATCATGATGCATAGTGATCGAAATATAAGTCTCTATGCCGAGCAATCTATACAGATGGTGGCTGGTAAATCAATCAAGATCGAATCACAACAAGTGCAAGCCAATGGGATCATGGGATTATCATTATATGGTGGCAAAGCAAAACTAACTGGCTTATCAACAGTGGCAGTATCGTCAGGAGGTAGTGCATCGGTTAAATCCAGTGGACCAGTTAATGTGGATGGGTCTGTGGTATTATTAAACAGCGGGTCCAGCACGGCCACGGTACCAACAAAACCCAGCCAAATAAAACGATACAAGTTACCTGACACTAATTACAACGGAAAATTGTGGGTAGAGGAACCAAATAAAATAAGTTCAATTAATGTTAAAGTGCCCACCCATGAGCCCTATGCGCGACCAAATTCCACAAGCCAGACGTCTACTAATACCACAGTTGCTGGAATTCCCATTGGACCAATTAAACTGCCCACTAGTGGCATAGCTAGCTCAACACTAAACGAACAACTAACCAAAGCAGCGCCCGCATCGGCATTTATATTGCAACCCGATCCAGCTAGTGAACTTGGTGCACTTTCAAAAGACAACCTAAGAGCGTACATGGCGCAGATGGGTTATAGTGAAAGTACCAATAATTATAATGCCGTTAACAAATTTGGGTATCAGGGTAAGTATCAGCTGGGTAGCGCAGCATTACAAGATTTAGGATTTATCAAACCAGGGACGCCACAGACCGCAGTGGCGATGTCCAATCCCAACAATTGGACTGGCAAGGATGGTGTTACAAGCTCATTGGACTTTTTAAATAATCCTAGTGTTCAAGAAGCAGCCATGTATGATCATACTAAACGAAATTACTCTGTTTTACAGAATAAAGGGCTAATTGCCGCGGGGTCATCCACTCAGGAAATTGCCGGACTGTTGTCGTCATCACACCTGGTGGGAGCAAGCGGTACCGCAAAATGGGCTAGTACAGGCCAGCCAGTGTCAGATGCAAATGGGGTTACTGCTGCTAGTTATTATCTCAAAGGGACATATAGCCAAACACAAGTCCCAGTGATTGTGGCCAGTAATTCTGGACAATAATGGGGTAAATACAACATGGCATTATATAACGGTTTTAGCACTCTTGCTGACGGCAAAAAATATAGAATAACTGATTTTGAATTAGTTAAACGTGATTTGCAAAATCACTTTGCAATTCGCAAGGGCGAAAAGCTCATGAATCCTGATTTTGGTACGATTATCTGGGATATGATATTTGAGCCATTAAACGAAGAAACAAAAAATAGCATAATGCAGGATATTAAACGTATCGTAGCGTCAGACCCCAGGATATCTGCCAGGAATGTGCTGGTAACACAGTACGAGCATGGATTGCAGGTAGAGCTTGAATTGGTATATGTGTCTACAAACCAGGTCGGGCAGCTGATGCTTGATTTTAATCAAAATTCTAAAAACCCCAGCCAATGGCTTTAAACTACCATATTATTTTCTCTATAAATACATAAAACGAGGAAGATATGGCTATCACGACCCGACAAAGTAGTCTACTAGTTAATCAGGACTGGACAAAAATCTACGAGAGTTTTAAAAACGCAGATTTCCAAAGTTATGATTTTCAAACATTAAGAAAGTCCATGATTGATTATTTGCAGGTATACTACCCGGAAAATTTCAACGACTTTATTGAATCTAGTGAATATATTGCTCTAATAGACCTAATCGCATTTTTGGGTCAAAGTTTGGCTTTTAGGACAGATTTAAATGCCCGGGAAAATTTTATTGATACAGCTGAACGACGTGATAGTGTGCTCAAATTGGCCAAGCTGGTCAGTTATATCCCTAAGCGTAATCAAACTGCAACTGGTTATATAAAATTTGATAGCATACAGACTACCCAACGGTTAATGGATAGCAATGGCATCGATTTAACTAATTTGATTGTAAAATGGAATGATTCAACTAATATTAATTGGTATGAGCAATTTATCACCATAATTAATGCCGCACTGCCTAAAAATCAGCAGGTTGGTAAACCGGCAAACAGCAAGTCAATCGCTAGTGTTCAGACATCAGAATACAACATTAATCTACCACCAGGTACATTGCCAGTATACGGGTATAGCACTCAGGTTGAAAATGCTGCTATGAATTTTGAAGTAGTAAGTGGGACTAGCATTGGAAAAGAATACATCTACGAAGCAAGCCCAATACCTGGCACACCATTAAACATCGTTTATAAAAACGATAATCTGGGCAATGCTAGTAATAATACTGGTTTTTTCTTTTACTTTAAACAGGGAACACTGCAAAATCAAAATTTTGTATTCCCAGAAAGTATACCCAACAATGTTGCCAGTGTAAATGCCGACAATATTAATAATACTGACGTATGGTTATTTGAGGTAAACAGTTCAGGATTAACGTCAACCGAGTGGTCGCAGATTCCTGCAGTGACTGGTGTTAACATAATCTATAATAACAATGCAGCTAAAAAGAGCTTTCAGGTCAGCAGCAGGGCCAATGACCAAATTGATTTAGTTTTTGGTGACGGTACTTTTGCAGCAATCCCTTATGGGACCTATCGAGTTTTTTACCGAACCAGTACAGGGTTGAGTTATAAAATAACTCCTGATGAAATGAAAAACATCAAACTTGAGATACCCTATATTAGCCAAGCTGGTAGAATTGAAACATTAACAGTAACTGCAAGTTTAAACTATACAGTGGCCAATGCAGTCCCCAAAGAAAGTCTAACAGAAATTAAAAATAAAGCCCCACAACTTTATTATACACAAAATCGAATGGTCACTGGGGAAGATTATAATACTTTTCCCTACGCGAATTATAACACCATTAGCAAAGTAAAGGCAGTTAACCGATCAAGCAGTGGTGTAAGTAGATTTTTGGATGTGGTGGACACCACTGGACGATACAGTAGTACAAATATTTTTGCCGACGACGGTATAGTATATAAAGAAGATTCAGCCAGCAGTTTTAATTTTACCTGGTCTACTACTGCTGACATATATCGTGTGATTGAAAATCAATTACTACCAGCAATTCGCAATAAAACATTACTGCATTTTTATTATGCCTATTTTAACAGATTTAATCTAACCAATGTTTATTGGAATAGAAGTGTGGTTGGGTCAGGGTCATCGTCGGGGTATTTTATAGACTCCAACGGGAATAAAGTTGCCATTGGGCAGGGCGTTGTTGGTAACAATAGATACATGACCGAGGGTAGTATTGTTGTTTTTAGTCCCGGTACTGGAAAATATTTCAATGGCAACAACGAAATTTTTAATTTACCACCATCTGGCCAGGTACCACAAAACGGGCAACCATATCTGTATGTTTCTATTATGAATTTAGTGGGCAATGGGAATCAGGGCAATTTAAGTTCTGGCCAAGGCCCAGTGAGTTTAAGTCAAAATTTACCAACTGGGGCGCAAGCAATAACAGTTATTCCAGCATTTAGTAATTCTTTTACAACACCGTTTATTGCAAGACTAATAGGGCTAATGGGGTCGTATACTGAGTTTGGTATCAGATACAACCAGTCTACACAGACCTGGACTATAATAAACTCACAGGATCTAGACCTAACCAATACGTTCAGCCAAGAATTTGAAGGATCGACAATTAATCAGAATTTGGATTCTAGCTGGCTCATGTCTTTTACGGTCAACGGGCCAATATACACAGTGCAAATTCGTGGACTGAGTTACATTTTTGAAAGTACTCTACAGACAAAATTCTATTTTGATGATCGAGTAAAGATATTTGATCCAGTCACTGGCTATACTATTAACGATAGCGTAAATGTTCTAAAAGTAAACGGGTTCCCAGATACTGGATACCCATTGACCACTGATGTGCTATGGTACATTTATGATCAGATTGCAGAATCTGATGGATATGTTGATGCTAGTAAAGTTTTAGTAACCTTTAGTGATGTCAATGACGACGGTGTACCAGATAATCCTGATATTTTTACTGAAATAGTACAACCAGCAGTAAACCCCACACAAAAGCTTGTATTTTTTATAAAAACTTACGGCTATAGTAGTTTTGTATCATATGAGCCAGTGCCTGCCGGGGCAATTAATGCAGATTATCCCACTCAGTATTCAATTATACCAAATTTTAATAATTACCCAGTGGGCCAAATATTTTATACATATGATGACGAAATTTTTTATGTACTGACTGCCCAAAATGGAAATAGAAGTTTAGTGGTATCTAATGATTATCTAGCCAGAGTGGGGCGACCCAGCTTGTATTTTCAATATAAACATAATGCACCTGGTAGTAGACGTATTGACCCTAGTCCCAGTAATATTATTGATCTATATCTTCTTACCAAAGAATATGAAACAGAATATCGAACCTGGGCCCTGGATTCTACGAGCAATGTGATAGAGCCCACTAGACCTGGCAGCGAAAGTCTTGCATTAAGTTTTGGTGATTTAGAAAATTATAAGTCTGTTAGCGATGCGCTGATTTACAATAGCGCACGGTTTAAACTATTATTTGGTAATAAAGCGCGATCTGAATTACAGGCAACTTTTAAAATAGTAAAAAACGCCAACATCAACCTTACTGACAGCGAGGTTCGAAGTCAGGTGTTGGCATTTATTAATTCATTCTTTGCAATTGGTAACTGGGACTTTGGTGAAATCTTTTACTTTACTGAACTGGCTACTTACATTCAGCAGGGACTAGCACCCAATATCAGCAGTATTATTATAGTGCCAAACAGTACCAGCCAGACCTATGGCTCATTACAACAGATCAATAGCGAACCTGATGAAATACTAATAAGTTGTGCCACTGTTGAGAACATTGAAGTTATCAGTGCAATTACTGCTGCGCAGTTAAATCTTCAAAATTCTGTGGTAAATACAGTTATTAACTAAAGTTACAAACCGACATGCCTATTACAAAAACCATAAATTTTTTACCCAGCGTATTCCAAAGCGAAACAAATCGTAAGTTTTTAAATGCCACGCTGGATCAGTTGGTGACTGAGCCTAATTTGGTGCCGATCAACGGCTATGTGGGACGAAAGTTCGCTCCAGGTTTTGACGGCATCGGTACATATATTCGAGAAAATACTGCGGATCGAGCTGATTACCAACTTGAACCTGGTATTGTGGTCAAAGATGGCAACACCGGAGAGGTGGAATTTCATACAACCTATCCTGAAGTGTTACAAAAAATTAGTTATTACGGGGCAAAAACGGATAACCAGGATAACCTCTGGGAAAGCGAATATTATAGCTTTAATCCTCGAATAAATGCAGATGCATTTATTAATTTCAGCCAATATTATTGGTTACCCAACGGGCCTGATCCAGTGCAAGTATTTGCCGGTCCTGCTGATCTGGAAAGAGCATTTTACGTGTATCCCGACAATGGCACGCATGTTTACAATCTGAGTGGATATGGTAATAACCCCAATCCAGTACTGACATTGGTGCGTGGTGGCAATTATATTTTTAATGTGTCACAAACAGGAAAGCCATTTTGGATACAAACTGAACCTGGGGTGTCTGGTATTAGTGCAGCAACTAATTTAAGCACTAGAGAAATTTTGGGAGTTGCCAATAATGGTGCCGATGATGGGGTTATCACTATTGCGGTACCAGCTGAAACAGCCCAGGATTTCTACATTACCATGCCAATAACTAGTAATGTTGACCTAGTGTCTCCGGAATCCTATGCTAGTTTACAGGGCAAATTACTGTCACAAATCGTTCAAGAATTTGGTGGAATCGATGGCCAACGGTCAAATTTAAACGGTAAGTTAATTATATTTGCAAACTACAGTGCAGATCCAGCAGATTGGACTCATGACTCTGTGGTAGTTCCTGAAAATGAGCGTTATGGAATCTGGCAAATAGTGTTAACTCCTGTGGCCGGGGATTATATTTTTGATGTTTACCATGCAGGCGACATTGCAATAAACAACAAGGTTTTAATTTTATCCGGGGTCTCCTATGGGAATACACAATGGTATTATACTCCGGAAAATGTATTGGCACAAGTGCCCATCATAACGGCCCCCTTGGACGTATTGTATTATCAAGACGGTAATGATGCCAGTCAATATGGGGTTATTCGATTAGTTGATCAAAATACTAATCAGATTGATATAGATAACGAAATTCTAGGAAAACTTTCCTATGTTAGCCCTAATGGTGTCACATTTACCAATGGATTAAAAGTGGAATTTGATTCCAGTGTAATACCAGAATCTTATCAGGGGAATCAATATTATGTGGAAGGGGTTGGATCTGGTATAGTATTGATTTCGGTATCATCATTAATTATAAACCAAGCGCAGTCCAAACCATCATATAATCCTGATTTATATTTTGCCGGATGCTCGACGGCAAATTTGACCGCGGCAAAAGATGTATTAACTATTACATCCAATGTATTCCCAACGACCAGTAATGTGACAACTGGAATTTTTCCAAATAACAATAATACCAATCAAATTGTTGCCCAGAATATAGTAATAAGCTATCCATATCGCGCCGGGCAAGATTTGCCAGGGGAACATACTAGCCTGATGTTGTCTACAGAGACAATTGCCATGAGCCTGGCAGGTATCCCAATAAATGGTATTAGCAATGGGGCGTATATCCCTGGTGCCGATGATACTCGATGGAACTACGACGTTAATCAGGTCCTGATCAACGGGCAGGACGCATATGGCGGCCAAGTACTGCCCATTGAAGGGAAATATGTTTACACTAGTGGTGCATTCGTTAACAGTGCAGCCTGGGCAAATGTTTCTGGTTTTGCTGATGGATTTATTGACATACCCAGCGGCCATAGCAAGTTAGTGGGTTTTTCCGCAGACGGGTATCCAATTTATGGACCTTATGGGTATTCAAACCCAACATCATCTTCCAGTACTATTATACGTATGATTAGTTCATACGATGCATCAAATGATGCATACAACAGGCCATTACCCAAAACCACTACAGCCACTTCCAGTATAACTGATTATAATTATTTGGGGGTGACTAGCACCTACGGATTAAACCCCGGTATGCGGATCATGGAGAATACCGCAGGCATCATTCCTGGTACTGTTTGGATCATTGACAATGGATTAAAAACAGCAGAGGGGCTATCAGAGTTTTCCGGCGGGGTTGGACAAGTTAAACTAAGTGCTAATGTGACTATACCAATTGATGCGAGTTTAACATTTGAATTTTTGGCCGGTGCGTTTATTGAAGACTACTCCTATGAAGAAAATTCTGGTACGTTGGATCAGTACAATGGCAGGTACTGTGTGACCCCAGAATTTCCAATGGGCACGTATGCATACTTTGTGACTCAGTTGGCTTCGGGTGCGCCCGCTTATCCATATATCATAGGCCCCGGGTACTATGGAAGTATTACCTATGATACCAATTTAAGTTTGTCTGAACCAGACTATTTGTTAATTAACCGAGCAAGTAAGGACTTAAATCCCTGGACTCGCAGGAACCGATGGTTCCATCAAAGTGTAATTGCATTGTCAAATTCGTATAATAATACAGCGCAATCACTAGATTCGTCAAGTAGAGCAGTGCGCCCTATTATAGAGTTTGATCCCGACTTACAATTAATTAATTTTGGTAAGATTGCAAAACAGCCAGTTGATATATATGATACACAGTTTACTGATCCATTTCTTTCCGTGGAAGGGACCGCAGGTATTTACATCGACGGTGTAAACATCATTGAAGGCATGCGAATAGTATTTTCAGCAGCCACAGACCCCGAGGTCAGAAATGCAATCTGGGTTGCAAATTTTGTCAATGTGGTTGGTATAAGCGAAACTGACCCCAAGATTATTCACTTAACCAAGGCCACTGACGGTACTGTTCTAGTTAATGAAACTGTGAGTGTGTTTAATGGATATGCAAACAATGGTAAAAGCTTTTGGAACAACGGGATCAATTGGGTCAATGGGCAGCAAAAGACATCAACCAATCAAGCACCATTATTTGATGTTTTTGACAGTAACGGCGTGAGCTATTCAGACGTTGCAGTATATCCCTCAATTAACGAACAAACTAAATTCATTGGTACTAAAATTTTTAGTTATAAAACAGGCACTGGTCCGGTGGATCCAGTTTTGGGATTTTCATTATCGTATAAAAATTTCAATAATATAGGTGATATACAATTTACCAATAATTTTGACTCTGATTATTTCCAATACAATACTGACTCGGGCATTGTCTCCCAGAATATAAACTCTGGATTTTTATACAAAAATATTTCAGATAGTGTTATTAAAAAGCTAAATGTTTGGACTACAGTTATAAACTATAGTCGTCAAATGCAAGATCTTGCATATACGTACAATGGTATTGATAATTCGTTTGTAGTAGATATCGTACCTAACATTTCATCCACGCAACCAAATTTTTTAGTATTTATTAATGCTAAACGGCAATTAAATTCAAACTACCAAACATATCGACTGCCAAATAATCAGTTATTGTTGACTGTTAATAAATCAGTAATTCGCCAAAATGATAGGATTGATGTTCTTATTTACAGTGACGATATTAGTAAAATAGGATTCTACCAGATTCCGGATAATTTAAATTTAAATGCACAGAATAGTGAATTACAATCACCCACCTTGGGTGAGATGAGAAATCATATTGGGCAACTATCACAAAGCAATCTAAACTTTATTGGCACTTATCCTGGATTAAGCAATCTTAGAGATTTGTATGTTAGTAATGAACCTGGGTTAATGCTGCAACAAAGTGCACCAACTACTTATGCTAGTTTATTTTTGAACTCTGACCAATATAATTTTATTGACAGCTTATCGCATGCTCAACAAGAATATACTAGATTTAAAAATAAGTTTTTGCAAATAGCATATACTGGTACTAATATTTCCCAACTGGATCCAGTGACTGGTTGTGATACAATAATTAAACAGATAAATGCCGTAAAAGACAAATCTTTCCCCTGGTATTACAGTGGGACCGTGCCCTATGGGGATAATAAAAATGTCATTACCTACACGGTATTCAATCCAAGCCAAAAAATATTTGAAATAACAACTATTTTTAGCAATGACGTTGTCTCTAATAAAGCTATTTTGCTGTACTTAAATGGTACGCAACTAATTTACGGAAAACAATACGAATTCTCTACCAACGGCCCTGGTGTATTGTTGACTGATTCGATTACATTATCCGTGAATGATGTAGTATCCATTGTTGAGTACAACAATACTGATGGTGGCTGGGTGCCCGAAACTCCCAGTAAATTGGGACTTTATCCTAAATATGTGCCAAAAATTTATTTGGACAAAACGTATTTAACACCTCAGACCATGATCATGGGCCATGACGGCAGCTTAACTCCAGCATTTGGTGATTTTAGAGATCAGTTGATATTAGAACTTGAAAAACGAATTTTCAATAACATCAAAGTAGCCTATAGTGATAAATTAGTTAATATATATGATGCCATTCCTGGTAAGTTTAGGGATACTGGTTATTCTATAAACGAGTTTAATAATTTATTGAGCAGAATTTATCTACAGTGGGTTGGTAATAATAAGTTAGACTATGTGTCCAATAACACATATCAGGATAATGCACCATTTACTTATAATTATGGCGGTAGCCCAGATGTAGTAAATGGCGAAGCGCTTCCGGGCTCTTGGCGAGCATGTTTTGAATATTTTTACGACACCCAAACACCCAACAATACTCCCTGGGAGATGTTGGGATTTAGTGAAGAGCCAAGTTGGTGGAGTGACATTTATGGCCCAGCACCGTACACTTCGGGTAACTCTATACTATGGACTGACTTACAAAATGGCTATATTGCCAGCGGCATACGTCAGGGATACGATACTAAATTCGCTAGACCCGGGCTATTGAGCTTTATACCCGTGGATGAATTCGGCCGCCTGGTGCCGCCCATTGGCAATCTGACCACAGAATTCGTATCAAATACTTTTAAGAAAAATTGGACCATTGGGCAGATGAGTCCAACTGAAACTGCTTGGCGTAATAGCAGTGAGTATCCATTTGCATTGCAATTCGTCTGTGCATTGATCAAACCTGCAAAATACTTTTCTTATGGGATACAGACCAACAAATATCGGTTTAATGAAGATTTGTCACAATATGTGATCTCTAATACTAATAAAAGAATAACACCAGCCGATGTTGAAGTTAATGGTTACACATCAACTGCTGGGGTGATACATCGCGCAACTGGTTATTTAAATTGGGTATCGGATTATCAAACATACTTGGGAATAACAGATAAGCTACCATTGATGCATTTTGTTAAAGATTATTCGGTTCAATTATCTTACAGAATGGCAAGTTACAGTGGGAAAGAATACTTAAAAATACTTGCAGAACAAAATAGTCCCAATAGTACCAACGACTCCATCATAATTCCTGATGATGACTTTAATTTAGTGTTGAATAAATCTACTCCAATTCTAAATGCAAGATATAGTGCTATTATTATAGAAAAGACTGCAAATGGGTATAGATTATCAGGTTATGATTCTAATAGACCCTATATTACAATAATACCGCCAATGCTAACTGGCAAGTACAATGTTGTTAAAATTTTAGAAAAATCTGCAAATTATTATACAGAATTTAATAATTATAAAATTAGTATTCCGTACGGCACTGAGCTAACTACCCCACAACAAATTGCAAATCTATTTGCTGGATACGAGAGGTACTTAAACAGCTTAGGTTTCAGATTCGATCAATTTGATCAAGATTTGGGGCAAATACGTAACTGGGAATTAAGCCTAAAAGAATTTTTATTCTGGGAACAGCAAGGGTGGCAATCATCTAGTGTTATAGTTATGAGTCCCTGCGCAGACAGTATACGTTTAATTAACCCATTGGCCACTGTGGATGCAATAACAAATACTGTTTATGGTAGCAAAATAGTAAATCAAAACTCTAGAGTGCTAACTGTTGCTGATTATTCAGTAATGCGTGATAATAATGTATTCCGCGCAACATTAAATTCATCCACAGATCTAATAGGGTACATTGAAGTTAATTTGGTGCAATATGAGCATGTGGTAATTTTTAATAATAGAACCCAGTTTAACGATATTATCTATGATCCCATACTGGGACAACGACAGTACCGACTAAAGTTCGTTGGTACAAAAACTGGGGGCTGGACTGGTACACTAAGTGCACAGGGCTTCATGTACAATCAGGCTGGCGTGGACCCATGGAGATTAAACACTGATTATCTCAAAGGTGATCTGGTAGAATATAAAGATTTTTATTATTCTGCAATAACTAATTTACCTGGGGCCACAGCATTTAATTTTTCAGACTGGATGCCAGTTGATAAAAATAAAATTAAAACGGGCCTGATTAATAATTTTTCTAGAAATGCACAAATTGGTGAAACATTTTACAATGTGGACCGTGTGAATCTAGAAAGCAATTTTGATCAATTTTCATTAAGTTTAATTGGGTATAAAAATAGAAATTATTTAAATGATTTGGGCTTAGACGACGTCAGCCAAGTTAAGTTTTATCAGGGGTTTATCAAAGAAAAAGGGACTACAAATGCCATTGATGCACTGGGGCATGTGACATTTATTGGAAATCCTTCAGATGTGTCAGTTAGTGAAGATTGGGCTTTCCGTGTGGGTACTTATGGTAGTATAAACATTAATCAATATGTTGAACTGGTACTTGACGAAAGCTATACACTTAACAATCCAACTAGTTTAGAAATTCAATCAAATAATGCAGTGACCTATAGTTCATTGTATTTAAACAACGGGGGAATCTTTAAAACCTCACAGCTTCCCTGGGCACCCCCGTTTTTATTGAACCGGACCACTGACAGCAATTATAGTGATGACATACAGACAGCTGGATATGTTAATGTTGAAGATATTGACTACACTATATTTGATCTTACCGAAATTAGCGTATTAAATGCAGAATTGGCAAATATAGGATCAGGTGATGTTATCTGGGTGGCCAAGGACTATCAACTACAGTGGGATATTTTACGGGTTAATGAGACCGGAGTAAGTGTGATTGAAATTTCCAATGCGCTTAACGGTCGTATCAAAATTAAAACCAGTATGTCCCACGGACTATTGGTAAATGATGTTGTTATATTAAACGATGTATCTATTTTTTCAGGATTTTACAAAGTGACATTTGTGGATTCCCTGGTCACTTTTATAGTTGAATATGTTGGGGACCTAGATGGATTTAGCACTGAGCTGTATGATGGTGTGATGTTAAAACTTCAAAGTATGAAAGTTGATTATCCTGTTGACATTGCTAATTTAAGACCACAGGATAGTTGGAAAATCAACGACAAGGCGTGGGTTAATTATCACAATTCTTCTAATGAGTGGGCAGTATACAACAAATCCGAGCCTTGGTCGCTGTCAAGAAGTTTGCCCAAGAGCACACTAGATACCAACAGTCTATTTGGTGAATCATTAAAATTAAGTAATGACGGCAAATTTGCCATTACTGGTATTCCGGGATACAATAATGGGGTTGGTGCGATAACAAACTATGTTGTGAATTTTGATGGGCAGCTGGTGGAAGATATAACATTGACTTCAACGGCAACTGACACGGTTAGTCTTGGTGCCATGGTTAATAGTAGTCTCTATCATGTAATTGCTGGTGCACCTGGCAGTTCAAACAATCGTGGATACGTTTTTATTTACAATCGTGATGAATTTGGCGCCATTTCAGAAACCCAAATACTAGCTCCCAATGTGGTATCGTCTGGTAACTTTGGTAATAGTATAGCAATAAGTCAAGATAGTCAATGGCTGTACGTGGGCGCTCCTGGTGATGACTGTGTTTATGTCTATGCATACAATGCCCTAGCACCAACGTCTAATGTGACATTTTCAGTCGATGGACTTACTAGCTCGTATACTTTGCCCTTTGCGCCAGTGTCCGCTGAATCTATTTTAGTAAGGTCTTCGGCGGGTACCTATGTGCCTTTTGTGGATTATACGCTGGCTGGATCATTGCTGACATTTACCAGCCCTCCAACTGCCAGCACCATGGTTATCACTCAGACTCCATGTTTCACTCCGTACACAGTACTAACTGGCAATGCTGGCAGCAACTTTGGATTTAGTATCTCCGCCACCAATGACGGTGCGCAACTTGTTGTTGGTTCGCCTCTTGATGATATCACCATCGGAGCAAACACCTATGTATCTTCAGGATCTATTAGTGTGTACGATCGATCAATTGAGGATTACATAGTTTCAGAAAATCAGATATTCTTTGGTGGGGTAGCGGCAATAACACAGTTTACCAAAGTCTATGTTAATAACGAAGTAAAAACATTGAATGTTGATTGGGAAATATTTTCAGCTAACTGGGTTAAGTTTTATTCTGCCCCGCCACAAAGTTCTATAGTGACTATTGAGACTAATGTATTCAGATTGGCTGGTTCTGAGATACCTCTGACGCCATACGCTAATCAACAATTTGGTTACAGCACTGATATTTGCAGTAACAATTGTAGTATATACGTTGGTGCGCCATATCAGTCTGAGACAAACACATTTGCGGGCGCAGCATATAGATTTTTAAATCAGGGACGAGTTTATGGCACTATCACTGGCACTGTGCAGTCACCAGTAGTCAACAGTGGTGACTCTATTAGAATCAATGACTTTATGGTCAATTTTAACGATGTGAGCTTGTCTAGTGTGATAGCAGCTATAAATTCTGCAAACATACCCGGTGTTGTTGCCACTAATTATGACGGATATTTGAACATCACGTGTAATTCCTCATTAAATGCTGATAAGTTGCGCATATTACCCGGCATTGGATCAGCTTTAGTGGATTTGGGGTTAGATGTATTCACGCAAGTTGAAGTTATATCTAACTCAACTGATAAATCCTATGATTATTTTGGTAAAAAAGTTAAAATAAACTACAACGGGGACACATTGGTTGTTGCTAGTAAAGATGCTGCCACCCTTGAAGAAACAACCTTTGATGCATCATTGATTAACACGGCGGCGGCAACCACGTTTGATGCCACCACCACTAGATTTATTGAAGCAGTAGCTGCCAGTGGGGCTGTTTGGATTTATAGTTACTTACCAAGCAATGTACAATCTATAAATAGCCCAGGTAAGTTTATTTTTATACAGCAATTAACACCCACTGTTGTTGGTTCTAGTCTGCAATCCGACGATAGATTTGGCAGTGATATTGATATTAACACCTATACAATGCTAATTGGTGCCAATGGTAATAAACAATTGGGAAACAACGCAGGAAAGATTTATCAATTCAATAATACATCTACATTGTTGGGCTGGGATGTATTACGATATCAAGAACCACGTGTTGATATTTCCAGTATTATTAAGGCGTATGTGTACAATGCTGCCACACAACAAATTCAATATAATTTTGACTATATAGATCCTGCCAAGGGTAAGATATTGGGTCTTGCTGAACAGGATATATCATATAAAATTGACTACGATCCAGCAGTATATAATTATGCAACATCTGATGAGTTGAGTACTAATAATACACTGTATTGGGGTAATCAACAAGTGGGCCAGGTATGGTGGGATCTTAGCAAGGTCAGATACATGCTGTACGAGCAGGGGTCTATTAAATATCGAAACGCAAACTGGGGAAGAACCTTCCCGGGATCAAGCATAGATGTCTATGAATGGGTAGAAAGTGATTACCCTCCGAATCGTTATATTGAAACTGGTGGTAGTGGAATTCCAAAGTATCCCAATAATGATGCCTATGTAACTTTAAATTATATTGATCCTGTTACAAATTTTACAACAGTAAAGTACTATTTTTGGGTCAAGGATAAAACCACATTAACTGTTAATCAATTTGGTCGAAGCATGCCCACGGTGACTATTGCAGATTATATTAGAGACCCTAAGAGTAGTGGTGTGAAGTATTTTTCAACACTGCGAGATGATAGTATTGGAATTTACAATATGATCGGGGAAACTACTGATCAGAATACTATATTTCATCTGGCGTATGCAACTCAACTTAATAGTAACATTATACACAGTGAATATTCACTGTTATCTGAAAATAATGTTAAATCCAGCAATATACCGCAAAACATTTATAAAAAGTTAATAGATAGTGTCAGTGGTATAGATTTATTTGGAAATCCAGTCCCAGATCCCACTTTGCCAGTACAGTCTCGGTATGGGATTGATATTAGACCTCGACAAAGCATGTTTATTGACCGTAGTGAAGCAGTCAAGGAAATGGTTTCTTATGTTAACACAATTTTTGCAAATAATGTTATCAGTGAAGGTTTTGATTTAACTACCCTGTCACAGGGGGAGCCATACCCAGCTGCCAATTCTGGCGCTTATGATCTAATAGTTGCAAATCTTGAAGAATTGAGTTATATAAATCTAATCACTATCCCAGTTGGATATACTGTTCTAGTTGAATCTGATAGTTCTGTCAGTGGATTGTGGGCTATTTACATCAAAGATCAGA